AGTTCCGCGGTAAGCCGCCGATGCAGTCACCTACACCCGGCGTCTATAATGTGCCGACGCCGGTTATCCGTGAAAAAGCCAAGGCGGAACGCAGAACGCCGCAGGAAACTTACGAAGAGACGCGCTCGTCGAAACAGGCCGAAAGCGACGTGGCGTTTTTGAGCGAGTACGCGAAAAACACCGAAATTGCTCGCAGCAGCTTGAATGTTCTGAAGCAGATGGTCGGCGACGCTACCATCGGTAAAGACGGCAAAATTTTTATCCCAAAAGGCGGCGTGGCGCCGCACGAAGGTTTTGAAGGTGTAGTGGGGTTAGGCATCCCCGGTATGCGATTATTCTCGGGGTCTAAAGAAGCCGACTTTGACGCCATGTACAAGCAGGTAACTGGCGCAGCGTTTCTGGAGGCGTTCGACAAGTTGCGCGGTGGGGGCGCGATCACTCAGGTCGAAGGCGAAAAGGCTACCGCGGCGATTAGCCGGCTCGGCCGCAACATTTCTGAGGCAGCGTTTGTACAGGCAGCCGCCGAACTGCGCGACATCGTACAGCGGGGGCTAGAGCGCGCCGAAGCGCGTAAAGCCAAGCTGGAAGGCCGCGCGGCGCCCGTTTCGCAAGCGGGTAAGGCGCCGATAGCTGCCACCGGAAAGCGTGTAGTCCGCTCTGGAACATACCAAGGGCGCCGCGTGGTCGAGTTCAGCGACGGGAGCGTCGAGTATGCCGATTAATCCCGCTGAAGTTAAATGGGATGAAGAAACGCCGGCTGAAGCCGCGTTTGCGGCTGCGCCCGCCGCGCCGCCACCCATCGACCCTAATAAAATCGAGTGGCAGCAGCCTTCGCGGGATAACTCGGCAGGGCGCTGGCTGGGCGTCACTACGCGTGCTCTAGCACCTTATGCCACGGTGGCTACCGCGGGCGCGGCTGCCGGTGCGCCTTTCGCCGGTATTGGCGCCGTTCCGGGGGCTGCTGGCGGCGTCTTGTCGCTGGGTCTTAGTGATCTCTTGACGCTGGGGTACAACGCTGCGGCGAATGCTTTTGGCGGTCCGCGGGTTTCGCTGCCGTCGCAGACTATCCAGAACGTATATGAAAGAGCTGGTATCGGCGCCCGGCCTACTACACCAACTCAGCAGGTATACAGCGATGTGCTGGAAGGGACCGCGAGCGCCGTCTCGCCCGCCGCAGCTTTTCGCACGCTGGCCCCGCGGTACGCGGGCACTACGCAGCGCGTACTAAACGTCATGGCCCAACAGCCGGGCGCGCAAGCCCTGTCTGGAGCATTTGGGGCTGGTCTGCCGTCTGCGGCCGCCAACTATGGTGAAGTGACTGACCCCCTAGCTTTGTCGGCGCTTGGATTTACGGGCGGCTTTCTGGGCGGCAAACCCGGCGTCAAAACCGATAAAGGCCCGAGTATCGACCAGTTGCGCGCACAAGCCGACGCGGCGTATACACAGGCGAAGAGCGCAGGGATGGTTTTTCCCAACCAGAACTTTTCCACGCTTACTGCAGATATTGGCGCCGATCTGACCCGCCAAGGCTTCAACCGCACTATGCACCCTAAAGTCGCCGCAACGCTGCGCGATTTTAACGCAGCGGTCAAATCAGGAAACCCGCTCGGTTTGGACGACATTGATGTGCTGCGCCGGGTAGCTAAGAACGCCGCGGGAAGCATTTCCCCGGATGAACGTCGCTTGGGTCGGATCATTATCGAAAAAATCGACGATTTCGTGATGAACCCGCAGAATGTTTCGGCGGGTAACGCTCCTGAAGGCGCTTTCGCGCTGAAGAAAGCGCGTGAACTGTGGTCGCGTAAAGCGCGCACCGAAATCTTTGATGACACTGTGCAGGCAGCGTATAACCGCTCGCAGACCGGCGAAAAGCCCCCGTCTATGGGGCAAGCGTTGCGCCAAAAATTTGGCGAGATCGCCAACAACCCGAAACGGATGAAGGGCTTCAGCGCCGAAGAGCAGAAGTATATCCGCGAAATTGCCGGCGGCACTGCGTCAAACAAGGCGCTTCGTTTTATCGCTGATTGGCTAACCCCGAACTCTATCCGCGGGCTAGCCGCCGAAGCAGGCATCGCGGCGTCTATGCTGTCCTTCTTGGGACCAGAGGCCGCTGCGGTTGCGCTAGGTACGTCCTTGGCCGGCGGAGCGTCAAAATTGCGCGCCAACGCCATGACAACCCGTCAGGCCGCGGCTGCCCGCAACGCGTTTGCCACCGGTAAAGCGCCTGTACCGCGCCGTAATTACGTAATGCTCCCCGCCGCCGGCCAATCCGCCCGCGCGACAAGTCGGGGCGAAGAGGCACAACGTCTGCGTCAGCAGTATAACCTTCCAGCATGGGCTGTTCGGCCTGATTAACTACCGTAGAGTGACGCCTGCTATGAGCCTTATCGACCACACCGAAGCCCGCCTTGACGCGCACGAACAGGTTTGCACGCTCCGGTACGAGAGTATCTGCGCGCGGCTGAAGCGGTTGGAAGGTGTCGGTATGACTGCTGCGGGGACAATCATCATGCTGCTGATCGGCATTCTCATAAAGTTGGCTGGCGTATGAGCATCGTCCTCGGCACCCGCTCACTGTCGCGCCTTGAAGGCGTACACCCGGACCTCGTCCGCGTGGTCAAGAAGGCCGCCGCAATGTCGGACCTCGACTTCACGGTACTGGAGGGTCTGCGCACGCTGGAACGCCAGCGGCAACTGATGGCGAACGGCGCGACCAAGACCATGAACTCGCGTCACCTGACTGGTCACGCTGTCGATCTCGCGCCGATGATCGGCGGTAAGGTATCTTGGGACTGGCCGCTTTATCACCGGCTGGCCAAGATCGTGAAGGCGGCTGCCGCCGCCGAGAATGTCCCCATCCAATGGGGAGGGGACTGGCGAACCTTCAAGGACGGCCCGCACTGGGAACTTCCTTGGAAGGCTTACCCGAAAGGAAAATGACATGAACATCCTTCACTGGCTTCTCCACCGCCTGAAAGAGCCGAGCACATACGCCGGGTTTTCCGCCATCGCGCTGACGTTCGGCCTGTCGGACACGCAGTGGGCGGCCATCTCCACGGCGGTCGCTGGTCTGGCAGGTGTCGCCGCTGTGTTTCTTTCGGAAACGCCCAAGGCGTGATCAAACTTCTGTCGTCCCTGCTGTCGCTGCTTGACCGCCTTTGGGCGGCGTGGAACGAACACAAGCTGCGGCAGCAGGGCCGGCAAGAAGCAGCGAAGGAAGCGGCCGATGAAATTCAACGGCAAATCGACTTGGCGGCGCATGTCGCTGTCACTCCTGATCCTGAGCGCGACAAGCGCCTGCGTGCACGGTTCGACGCCGCCGCCGGTGGCGAATAGCTACTGCGCCATCACCAAACCGATCCGGTACAACAGCCAGACTGACAGTCCTGAGACGGTCAAGCGCATCGAAGCGCACAACTCTACTTGGGTGTGTCTGTGTGAACAAGACTGTCCCGCCAGCGGTTCAGATACCAAATAGCTTTGCCGACCTCCTGCGCCGTGGCGTCCTTGTGCCCCGCGCGGCTCAGGTACTTCAGCGCGTTACCGCGGCAATACCCGGCGAACTCTTCCGGCGACAGCTTGGCCTGAATGTAGTCAATAGCCTCAATCCCGCCAACCTTATAGTGGTCTGGATGATTGACCATGTCGGCTTTCATTTCCAGCGCCCGTTTCCACGAACCCGGCTCTGACTGATCGTCGATCATTTCTTCTTCATCCTTTCCATGATCTCGACCCGTTCCCGCGCCATCCGCAGCTTGCACAGCCGCTGGTGCAGGCGCCGGGCGATGGCGCCTCGTCTGTGCGTGGTGATCTCGTCGGCCAGCATCTGCTCGACCTCCGCCTCCGAATAGCTGGGCAGCTTCACTGCCAGCGTCTGCCACGATACCTTAGCCATTCTTCAATTCTCCAATCGCTGTATCGGACACCGCGCGCTTGTCGTGCAGCGCCGCCCAGATGCGTTCGTCAATGGTCTTTTCCGTCAGCATGACGTAAACCCAAACGTCGCGCGTCTGCCCGCTGCGGTGCAGGCGCCCGACTGCTTGTTCGTAAAGTTCTAGGCTCCACGGCAGCGACAAAAACGCCATGTGCTGCTGGCCTTGTAAGTTGATCCCGTGACCAAACGATTTAGGGTGCGCGGCCAATAGCTGTATCTCGCCCTTGTTCCAGCGCTCGACGACGTTTTCGTCGTCAGGCGTCTGGATGTGCGGATAGCGCCGGCGCAGTTCGGCCAGTTCTTCCTGATAGGTGTACCAGATCAGCGTATTGGCTCGCTGGTTTTCATCCAGCAGTTCTTCCAGCCGGTCGAACTTGTGCGTGCTGAACCAGTGCACCGGCGTCGCCCCCTCACGGTTATAGACAAACCCGCTGGCCATCTGTTGCAGCTTGGCCGTCACCGACGCGGCGTTCTGCGCGATGACGCGGTCGCTGCCAAACCGTGCGACATAATCGCGCTTCATCTTTTCGTATGGCTCGCGGTCGTCCAGCGCCGTGCGGACCTCGACGACATGTAACTCCGGCAGCTTGTCCTTGTACTCGCCCGGCTCCAGCACGTAGGTCGCCGGGCGGATGCGCTGCATGACCTGCTCCAGCGCGCCGGGCGCCGGCGTCCACTGACCGAAGTCGCGGTTGATGCAGATGAAGTACTGCTGGAGGAACGCGCCCTTCGACCGGCCCAGCAGCGCCTGATCCACGATCTTGCACTGGCCGAACACGTCCTCAAGGCCGTTCGACGTGAACGACCCGGTCAAGCCCCAGCGCACGTTGACTGGCGCCAGCAGCTTTTCCAGCGCCTTGAAGCGCTTGCCGCCGGGGTTCTTCAGCCGGGTCAGTTCGTCGAACACGATCCCGTCGAAGCCCGACAGGTCGTCCAGCTTGTCGAGGTTGTCGTAGTTGATGACGACAACCGGCGCTCGGCTGGCCAGCACCGCCCGTCGCTGCTGCGGCGTGCCGACTGCCAGCGCGGGCGTCAGCCGTGACCACTTGGGCGCTTCGACCGGCCACACGTCTGTGCAGACGCGCTTGGGCGCGACGACCAGCCAGCGCTTGACGTGGCCGTCGTCCAGCATCGCCTGCATCGCCGTCAGCGTGATCGCGGTCTTGCCGGCGCCAACCGGCGCAAGGATCATCGCCCGGTCACGCTCGTACAGGAAGTCGGCCGCGTCGTGCTGGTAGGGCCTTAGTTCAAGTGGTCGGCCCATTCATCCACACCTGCTTTGGACCACAGGCAGACATAGTTCTGCTTGGTCTTGGCCATCTCTTCGGCGAACACTTCCTGCAACGCAGACAGCCGCCCGCCGGGCTTCTTCAGTTCGACAAACCACGTCTGGCCGTTCGGCAAACACGCGATCCGGTCAGCCACGCCGCGCTGGGTCACGCTGCGGAACTTGTACGCGTAACCGCCCAGCGCCTTCACGCGCTTGACGAAGTAGGCTTCGATCTCTTTCTCAGTCATGCCTGTGGACTACAGCAAACTTTTTTGCACGGCAACCCTTGCGAAACACTTTTTGTCGTGTATGCTGGCGGCCTCAGACAGTGCAATTCAGTGGAGTACAGTAATGGCACAGCACAGCCGTATTGTCGGCGGTTCAACCGCCAAGCGCGTCATCGCCTGCCCCGGCAGCGTGGCGCTGGTGGACAAGATGCCGCCCAAGCCCAGCAGCAGCTACGCCGACGAAGGCACGCTGTTGCACGACACCATCGCGGACATTCTCGACAAGGGCGGTACGCCCGACGATCATCTGGGCCGCAAGCACAACGACGCGCTGCTGACGCCAGACCTGATCGAGAGCAAGCTGGCGGTCGCGCTGGCGGCGCTGGACGAGATCGACCCCAAGGCGGAGATGGAATATGCAGTCGAAAGCGTGGTCAGCTTTGGCGATTTTCTGCCTGACGTGTTCGGGAGTGTGGACCTTATTGGTCGGCTTGGCAGTCGGGCTATTGTGCTCGATTGGAAGTTTGGCGACGGGGTCGCGGTCGAAGTCGAAGAGAACGCCCAGCTACTCTTCTACGCTGCGGCTGCTATCCGCACGCCGGCAACGGCATGGGTCTTTGAAGGCGCGACCGAAGTCGAACTGATCATTGTCCAGCCGCCTAGCGTCAAGCGCTGGACGACAACGGTCGAGCGCATCAAGCAGTTCAAGGCTGAACTGGCCCGCGCCGTCAAGGTGGCACTGAAGCCTGACGCACCGCTGGCTGCCGGCGACCACTGCCGCTGGTGCGCCGCCAAGCCGGTCTGCCCGCTGATGACCGGCGCCATCGACCGCATCGCCAAGGCCAAGGTCGAGGCGCTGCCGGTCGAGCAGATCGCGCACTACCTTGAACAAATCCCGATGGTGGAGAGTTTCATCAAGGACTTGCAGCAACTGGCGCACGGTCTGCTGGAAGAAGGCAACGCCGTGCCCGGCTGGAAGCTGGTCAACAAGCGCGCGACGCGCCAGTGGATCGACGAGGACAAGGCTTCCAAGTTCATGGAAGACAACGGCGTCATCGTCCACGAACTCAAGATCAAGTCGCCTACCGCAGTCGAGAAGGAACTGAAGAAGGCGAAGAAGAACTTGCCCGACGACCTTGTGGTCGCCGTGTCAAGCGGCTCGACTATCGCACCGGAGAGCGATCCCCGGCCGGCAGTCGTGCCAATTGGGCAGACGCTGCGTAAGGCGCTGGCCAAAGTACAGTAACGTCAACGAAGGAAGGTACAGTAATGACAAATCTCACTACGTTCGCCGGCGCTAACCTGCCGTCCGTCAAGTCGCTTGCCCAGACCCTGCGCTCACTGGAGGCAGATGTCGGCGGTGCAGCCGGCATGGTCATCCTGAAGATGGACAAGGCCGGTCACTGGGTGTTTGGCGCTGACCAGACCGAAGTCGAGGATGACAGCCTCTGGGCCGTCAACCCGTTCTCGTTCGTCCACGGCTTCATTGCGTGGGGCGAAGGGACGGTGCTCGGCGAGAAGATGGCGCCGGTGTCGGAGCCGCTGCCGGAAACCGGGCCTGCCCCGGACGGCGCCAAGCGCGGCTGGGAAATGCAGATCGGCATGTCGCTGGCGTGCACCAACGGCGAGGACGAAGGCTTGCAGGCACGCTACACGGTCACTTCGGTGGGCGGCAAGCGTGCGGTGCAGGCGCTGGCTATCGCCATCGCTGATCAGGCCGACAAGAACCCGGACAAGCCCGTGCCGCTGGTGCGTCTGCGTAAGGAACACTACCAGCACAAGTCCTATGGCCGGATTTATACGCCGGTCTTTGACATCGTCGAGTGGACCTCTCTGGACGCGAACAGCGCCCCTGAGGTAGAAGCCGACGATGCTGACGAAACTCCGGCGGCTGACGAGCCGCGCCGTCGTCGTCGCGCAACGGCGTAACGGGGGGTGCGAAAGCCGGGGCGGGCGCCGTAGACCCATGTCGCCGCCCCGGTGAGTAGCGGATGAAGTGAGGCATCCGTGACGATACTCTGGCTTGATTTCGAGACGCGGTCGCGCTGCGACCTGAAAAGCAAAGGCGTCTACAACTACGCGATGGACATGAGCACCGACGTGCTGTGCATGTCCTACGCGTTTGACGACGAGGACGTGCGGACGTGGCTGCCAGACCAGCCTTTCCCGCAGGCCGTCGCTAACCACAAGGGCCATATACGCGCGCACAACGCCGCGTTCGAGCGCCTGATATTCTGGTACGTGCTCCAGTGCGACTTCAAGCTGGAGCAGTTCTACTGCACCGCAGCCCAAGCCCGCGCCAACTGCGCGCCGGGCAGCCTTGAGGATGTCGGCCGCTTCGCCGGTGCTGGGATGCGCAAGGACCACCGCGGCAGCCAACTCATTCGGCTGTTGTCGATCCCGCAGGCTGATGGCACTTTCCGCGAAGACGCCGACCTGATGGCCGAGATGGTCCAGTACTGCGAACAGGATGTACGGGCGATGCGGGCGATCAGTCAGGTGCAGCGGGAGTTGTCGGCCGATGAACTGCACGACTATCACGTTAATGAGCGCATCAATGACCGCGGTGTCCTGCTTGACAAGCCTCTGGCTTTGGCGGCGGTGCGCTACGCAGAAGCGGAAGCTGTTGAGATACAGGACATCGTATGCGAAGTTACTGAAGGCGTGGTCACGTCGGTCCGCAGCCCGAAAATGCGGTCATGGGTCTTGGACCGCGTTGGACCGGAAGCGCTGAAGCTGGCGACGGTTTACAAGGATGGTGAAGCGAAGCTATCCATCGACAAGAACGTGCGCGCCAACCTGCTGGCGCTGGCGGAGGAGAACGCCGATGAAGTGCCGGCTGAAGTGGCGGAAGTTATCCAGTGCGCGGATGATCTCTGGGCCTCGTCCGTTGCGAAGTTTAGCCGCGCCGCAGCGCTTGCTGACGAGGAGGACAGCCGCGTTAGAGGAGCGTTCGTATTTGCAGGAGGTAGCGCTACTGGCCGTGCTTCATCGTTTGGGCTTCAGGTCCACAACTTCCCCCGCAAGTGCGCCGCCGACCCGGCACTGACCCGCGAGGCTATCGTCCGCGGGCACCAGATCGTCCCCAAGTTCGGCCGGCGCGTCACGGACGTGCTGAAGGGGATGCTGCGCCCGTCGCTGATGGCCGCCAAGGGCAAGCATCTGGTCGTCGCCGACTGGGCCGCCATCGAGGCGCGGGTGACGCCGTGGGCGTCGAACAGCAACAGCGGTGCGGCCAAGCTGGGCATTTTCGAGCGCGGCGAGGACGTGTACAAGCACAACGCCGCAGCGACGTTCCGCGTCGGCTATGACGAGGTTGACAAGGACCAGCGCCAGATCGGCAAGGTGCAAGAATTGGCCTGTGGATTCGCCGGCGGTGTGGGTGCCTTCGCTGCGATGGGCCGCATCTACAACGTCGTGCTGCCTGAGCATCAGGCGCGGCGCATGGTGGACGGCTGGCGCCGGGCGAACCCGTGGGGGCCAGCCTACTGGGAAAAGCTGGAGCGGGCCTACATGGCGGCCATGCGCAACCCCGGCACGGAGTTTTCCGCAGGTCGGACGACGTATTTATACGACCGGCAGCATCTTTGGTATGCACTGCCGTCAGGACGTGTGTTATGCTATCCTTTCGCCCGCTTCGATGAGGCGGGCAACATCACCTACGCGAAGGCGTCGTGGAAGCCCGCGGCCGACGCGAAGGAGTGGCCACGCGCCCGTCTGTGGAAGGGGCTGGCCTGCGAGAACATAACGCAAGCCGTGGCCAACGACCTGTTGCGCCACAGCCTGCGGCGGCTGGAAGAGGAAGGGTTGGATTGCGTGCTCCACGTTCATGACGAGATTGTACTGGAGACCGCCGACCCTGAAGCCGCGGCTGCGAAGCTGCTCAAGATCATGACAACCGCGCCGGCATGGGCCTACGGCCTGCCGCTGAACGCGGAAGTCGCCACCATGACCCGTTACGGAAAGTAGGAGAGCAAGCGATGAGTGAGGATCGCGAGAAGTTCATCGAGTACATCAGCAAGCTGTGCTACGTGGAGGGTGAGACCATTCTGCTGCTGAAGCAGAAACCCAAACTCGACGCAGACGGCAACATCATCTACCACGGCGACGGGGTGCCAGACGCAACCTTTCCGTCGTTCCACCCTGACAAGGCCAAGATCAAGGACGGCGAGTCGTGGTACGTCAACACCGGCTCGTTCATCATTGACCGCTTCAAGAACGGCAAGCCGAGCGCCAAGCGCGAGAACTGCGACTACGTCCTGTTCATGATGCTGGACGATATTGGCACCAAGTCGAAGACGCCGCCGATTGAGCCGACATGGATCATGGAGACCAGCGCCGGGTCGTTCCAGTGGGGCTACGCCTTCAGCGAACAGCCGACCAAGGGCGACTTCACCGCAGCGATCAAGGCTATCGCGGACGCGGGCTATACCGATCCGGGCGCCAACAACCCGGTGCGCAACTGCCGCCTGCCGGGCAGCATCAATTTGAAGCGGGGGCGGAACAACTTCGAAGCCCGGCTGGTCGAGTTCCACCCTGACCGCGAGTACACGCTGGAGCAGATTTGCGAGGCGCTGGGCGTCGAGCCAGCCGAAGCGGACAGCGCCGAGTTCAAGCCGGTCAATATCCGCGACACGGGCGGCGACACGGTGCTGCAATGGCTGTCCGACAACAGCCTCGTGCTGTCCAAGACGAACCACGAAGGCTGGTGCGGCATCGTCTGCCCGAACCACGCCGAGCACAGCGACGGCAACATCGAAGCGCGCTACAAGCCGCTGGACCGCTCGTTTTGCTGTTACCACGGCCACTGTCAGCACCTCGACAGCCGCACGTTCCTCGACTGGGTGCATGACAACGGCGGTCCGAAGACCGCGCCGGGGCTGCGCGATGAACTGATCGCGGAGCATATGAAGCGCATGGCCGACAAGATCATGCCGACCGACGCCTACCCGGACGAAGCCGCGGCTATCGTCAAGGAAGTGGAGCGCAAGGAAGCCGGGCGGCTGGAGAAGGCCGAGTGGTTCGACCGTTTCGCCTACATTCAGTCGGATGACAGCTATTTCGACATGGTGACGCGTCGGGAGACGCCGCGGCATGTGTTCAACGCGCTGTTTCGGCACGTCGAGTGCAAGTCGATGCACGGGGCGAAGAAGAACCGCGTGCAGGCCAGCGTCTACTTCGACGAGCGTAGGCAAGAGTACGGCGCCAAGGCGCTGGTGGGTGTGACCTACGCGCCGGGCGAGGACGTGCTGGTGGCGCGCGACGGGCTGGTCTACGGCAACACGTGGATCAACTACCGGCCAGACATGTCGGGCAGCGATCCAATTCCTGACCGCGACATTACGCCGTGGCTCGACCATTGCCGCCTGTTGGTGCCAGACGAGCGCGAACTGAACCATGTGCTGAACGTCATGGCGTTCAAGGTCCAGCGCCCGAACGTCAAGATCAATCACGCCGTCCTGCATGGCGGCGACGAGGGCAGCGGCAAGGACAGCCTGTGGGCGCCGTTCCTGTGGGCGATCGGCGGAGATCACCAGCACAATCGGTCGATCATCGAGAACAAGGGGCTGGAAAGCCAGTGGGGATACAACCTGCAAGCCGAAGTCGTGATCCTGAACGAACTGAAGGAACCCGAAGCGAAAGAGCGCCGGGCGCTGGCGAACCGGCTGAAGCCGATCATTGCCGCGCCGCCTGAGACGCTGACGGTCAACCGCAAGGGGCTGCATCCGTATGAGATGATCAACCGCTTGCTGGTCGTGGCGTTCACGAACGACCCTGTCCCTATCTCGCTCCCGTCGCAGGACCGCCGCTGGTTCTGCCTCTGGTCGCGTGCGCCGCGGATGCACGAAGACGACGCCGAAGCGCTGTGGAAGTGGTACAAGCAGGGCGGCTTCCAGAAGATCGCGGCTTGGCTGCATCAGCGTGACGTGTCGGCGTTCAACCCGGCGGCAGCGCCGCCAGTGACCGAGTGGAAGCTGAACATGGTCGAGCACGGCATGAGCATGACGGAAAGCCATATGGTTGAGATGATGACGCACGGCATGGATGTGTTCGCGTGCGGTGTGATCGCCAGTCCGTTCCACAAGGTGTGCGACGCGGTTGCGACGAAGCTGGGTATCCCAGTGTCGAAGGTGCCGCAGGCGGCGCTGCTGCACGCGTTCAAGGAAGCTGGCTGGGTAGACTGCGGGCGCCTGCACTCGCGGGAGTTCCCGACCAAGAAGCAAATCTTTGCCCGGGCGGCGATGATCGAGCGCTACTCGAAGTCTGAACTGCGCCGCATGGTCGAAGGCGTCGAGGGGGTTGCATCGGACGACCGTAAGGTGGTAGGCATCCGGTAGTCAGTGTTTGCTCCACTGGTTAACTTAAGCCCCGGCGGTCCTCACTCCGCCGGGGCTTTTTGTTACCTGATCCGCGTGATGGTCATCACGCCGTCAGTCGTGCGGCAGCGGTAGCAGCGATCATGGCGCAGCCCGTACTGGCTGACGTTGCGGCAGATACGCTTGATGTCGGCGCTGGTGGGCGCTGGCAGCGTCACGCTGTCGCCGGGCTGCATGGGTGCCAGCGGGTAAGTGCGTGGCCGCCCAAAGGGCTTAGAACCTGATGTCATCGTCGTTCCATTCGTAGCAATCCCAACCGAAGTTGGCCCAAAGCCAGTGGCGCAGGGCGGGGGTGCGGCGAGGTGGGCATCGCGGGCGGCGGTGGCGTCCTCAATGTAAAGTTGCCAAGCCACATGGGGATCGCCCTTCCGAAGCACTTTGACACTGCGGTCTGGATCGCACCCGTCAGCCTTGCACAAGGCCCGCGCCATCGCTTCAATCGGATCAGTCATTGCGCTTCTCCCGTTCGGCAAGCAGGGCGTCGGCAAGTTGATATGAAAAACTTGCAACGACCTTGTAAGTTCCGGGATTGTTAACTTCGATCAGGCTAGATAGTTCGACCAAAGCCTGCCCAGCAAACCAGTCGCGCAGGGTCATGCCGTGGCCGGGATCATCCCAGCTACCGGGCGGTGACAATGACGGAAACGCAGGCGGGTTATCAGGCTTCATCGGTCGGTCCTTTCGGGAGCGGGTAGGAAAGTTCGGGTATCCCTTCACCCAGCGGAGCGGTGTGATACTCGCGAATGCCTCGCTTCTTGAGATTAGCGACGACTTGCTCGGCATCGGCGGAACTGAATGAGACATGGTGGCCCCAATCCAAACATTCTTCACCAAGCTTACGCCAAAACGTGACGTAGCGTTCATTCGGCATCGGTCTGTCCTTTCATGGGCTTGGCGAGGGCGGCGCGGGCGATGTCCACTCGCTCAACAGCCAGCTTGCGCCAGCGCGAATACATCTGGGCATCGGTTCCCGCAGTGACCCAGCATTCGGCTGCTATCTTTGACAACGCCTCACGCATCACAGGCAGGGCTTCTAGGGCGGTGAGGATGGTGGGGAGCAATTTGCGGGCGCGGTTCACAACCTCCATGTCGCGGTCAAGCTGGCGCTTTAGGCGCTCATCATAGCCCCAACGGTCGCGCACCTCTGCTTCTAGGCTGTCGCATA